ACTCTCTTGGCAGTAAAGATTGTATTTACATTTCCTGACCCTTCTGATGAACCATCACTTCCAATATAAGAATCATCTGAGATTCTAGTACCAATATAATTTAATAAACTTGCCTGTGTTGCACTAACCGCAGTAAATATAGGTTTTCTAACAAATCCAACTGTATCTGGGTCATCTGTAGTCAGACAATTCCCTGTCACACCAAATTCAGCGGCACAGTTAGAATTCAAAAAGTATACTTGGCCGGGTATCATACCCGCGGGCTCAATATCTTCATTGCCAAAAGTTACAATACCACTTGTTGTGAGATAATAATTCCAATGTACTCCATCTTCGTAAGGGTCGTCGCCACCAACAGCAACTCTAGTAATAACTCCAAGTGCTTCTGCTTCTTCATCGTTATTACATTGTGCCCTAACATATTTTCCAGTTCCTTTATCCATTCTAACAACATCGGCCACTTGAAAATAACCATCTCCTGTTGCTTTAATTTCGAGCCGTTGTGATGTTGATGAATCTGCTACCATTGCTTCGGCAACAATACCACCAAGATAATTTACTACCAATCCTTCGCCAGTTCCTGTTGAAAGCAACAAAGGTTTTTGTACCCAGTTTACTGTATCTGGTCTGGTAGGAGTAAGTTTGCCTGGTGAGTGTGGTGAAAGAAAGTATGCAGTTCCTGGCACAAGAATTTCACCATCTGATGTGCCAAGACACGAACCAAAATGCCCCCGAAGTTCTCCACTATATGTAATATCAAATGTATTTCCGTTTACATAAGAAACCAAACCAAGAACTTCCGCGGCAGTGGTATCGTTTGCTATACCCCAAGTATATCCACCCGATGGGTCTAATCTAACTGCATCACCAAAAGTGAATCCGTGATTTTCCCTAAATATTCGTTTCTTATTTACACCTTTAGGAATATCAACATATCCATCATCGTGTACACGCAGAAATTCTGTTGTGGCGCCACTACTACTACCATAAGATAAAATTAAATCATCTTCAAGTCCCCAAACATGAGAACCACTGTGACCTCCATATGCACCACCACTAAGTCCCCAATCTTTTAGGTCATCAGCAGGAATGTTTGTATGTCGAATGTCAAAATATTCACCACTACTACCAGATTCAAATCGGAATATATTATCACCAGATAAAAATCTTGCAAGTGTTTTTAGTTTTATGTGAGAGTTACTTTCCCAAGAACCAGATAATCCACTAGCACCCGATGCACCCAATGATTTTCCAGGCTGCCATAACCAAGATGCATCATCGCCCTGTCCCCTTCGGAGAATAAAACCACCACCACCACCTGATGAAATTTGGTCATCTGATGCCCCAGTACCGGCATCTGTATCACCATCTGGTCCAGTATCTCCGAGAACAATATTATAATCGTCAACACTAAAATCAGTAGAATTCATTCTGGTTACAGTACCATTGAACTTTACATCACCTTCAAAGGTAATACCCTTATCAATGTGGTCAGAAATTTCAAATCTTACTTCACCCGCGGAATTAGTAATGCCAAGTATACCATCCATACTTGCACCAAGAGTATATAACTCCAAACGATTTAGTTTATTGATGATTTCTTGATTAGTTACTTGAAACCAATCATGGAAAGTATCACTAACTACCATTTCGGGTATTTGATATCCAGAATTATGTGGTCCTGTTGCCATTATTTATCCTCTTTTTTACTAATGAGTGCTTTCAGTAAACTTTTAATTTCTGAAATATCTTCTTTTATATTATGTATTTCATTTTCATGCTCAATTATCATATTGCTTTTTTTATTTTTCATTTTAAATGCATTATATGCCTCGATGTTTGTGTTGAGGATAGCCCCACTGCTTTCATCTAAAACCATATCAGAATTTTCTTTAATTTTTGTATAACCGTTCATAATAGTATTTATGCTTATATTTTTACCCTGTTAGTGCAATTGCTCTAAGATTTTTTACTTTTGGTGGTTTAGTAGAATCTCTTGAGTACATTACAACCTTTACGGCAAAAGTACCTATAAGTTCTTTCGATGTCCAAGTACCACCTTCACCCAAGTACCACGGCAATCTATATTCAATTTCACGATAATCAAATTCAGATTGAGATGGCCCATTTTCAAAAGGATCATTGATTGCATCTAATTTATACCATCTCATGAAGTCGAACGATTTTTGCATTGCATCTTCTGTATTTAATGTTGTTTCATCGTTATCACTTGACATATCACCGTCTGTGTTTGTATTGTCAGTTTCATCTCCCTCAGCCATAGCATCATTCTGCATCCATTTAACCCATACTTCAATACCAGAGTTTGAGTGTTTTGCATGTGGGCTATCCGATTGATTGCTGACCTCGGACCGGTCTTCTTCTTGATTTACATCTAAGAAAACCCGAAGATGGTTTGCTGAAATTCCACTCGAAAGGTCTACTCGTCTTGAAATGTATCTTGCGGCCGCTTTTTGTGTTACTCTACCCCAAGCATATCGAGATGCTTCTGTTCCACCAATATTATTGACAACATTCCGAATACCAAACAAGTCTAAATTTTTCAAATCAACAACAGGAGAAACATGAGATGTTCCTGAAAATGTTGTTGTTATTTTTTGAGTATTACTTCCGCCCAATATTCTATAATTCCACCCAAGCGAAGGACTTTCAAGTCCTTTATTAGCCACTTCGGTATTTTCATTTGCATGTAATACTTGAGTATCAGTATCAGAATCACCGTCCCACCGCATTCTGTGTCGTAGTTTTGTAGACATAGGAAGTAGTTGATTACTATTCATTCTAATAACAGAAACATCCAAACTCTCATCAGTCAAGAAGTCAGAGTCGTTATTTATATTAAAGGTGGCAGTAGAGTCATCTGTACTGTCTGCAAATAAACATTTATGCATAGTAAACATCAAATCCAAACCTTGATTTATTTCTGCAACCGAACTATTTTGTGGTTGAAACATTACACCCGAATATGGTTGTCTGTCAATCATTTCACCTGTTATAACATCTGTTCCGCCAATTTCTGCTGCCCATAATTGTGCATCAACACTATTACACTTTACAATCAAAGCATAATCGCCGGGTGCAAGATATACTGGAGATGAAAACTCAAATTCAGTTGCTTCACCTGGCGAATCAATGTTAGATTTGATATTGACGGGTGCTAGTGTTTTTCTACTAAAAGGAATGGTATGTGAACCATGAGGCCGACCGTTCAACAATGGTCGCAGTTCAATCGTCACAGGGTCGTAATCATCTTTACTTGCAAAATACAAATCAACACTTTTCAAGAACAAACCATCTCTATAATTATTTACATCAACCGTAAATGTTTGTGCGATTGGGTCTACCCATTGCGTATTTACAGAAGTGTCCATCGTTTGTTTTCTAGTAGAAATATCTCGAACTACTTTATTACTAGTAATGGATTGTCTTTGAATTATAGGCGGACGAGTAGAATTTATACCTGCTTCTGTGCTGAGTGGTTGTGTTCCTGTTGCATAATAAATTGCTTCCGCTGCCGTTGATGATTGGCCAACTTCGTTATCTGCATTATCTGTAACTCTAAATAATTTTTCTCCTGTCAAGAAAACATTAGATGGTATAGTAAATGTAATTTCCTGGCCTTTGGTTTCAACATCATTAATAATAGAACCATCTGTTCCTGTCTTGAACGGTCCATATTGTTTAGTTTCCCCATCATCGTTCATAATACTACAATATTCGTTTACATTTCTGTCGTCAAAGAAACAATGAACTTCTGCATTTGGTTTTAGAGAATTCACAGATATGGTGAGTATTTCTTCTTTCAGATAAGGAACAACGGAATTGTCTACAAGCCTATTATTTATTTCCTGTGTAAGTTGTTCAGGATTTTGCCTTGCTTTCATTCCATTTTCAGATTTTATTTGGTCAACAGTTTGTGTAACTCTTGGTGCCTGCGGTCCAGTTCTATCCCACCACATGCTATCTACCTGTTCATCGAACAATTTCGTAGATGCACGATTAATAAGCATTTTACCGCGTTCATTATAAAATTCATTATCTCCTAAATCAACACCACACCAAATTGATTCCCAATCATTCCATTGTGTGCCAAATCCTTTCATAACTCTGCTTACAAAACTATGTTCTTTACCTTTTCCGCCCCAATTATTTGCTCTCCAATTATCATTCAAACCACCAGCAAAAGTTTTTACAACTGGCCGTTTTCCCATATCAAATTTTCTAGAAGATGGTGGCGAAATGGTAAGATTGCCCAACCAATTTACAAGGTTGAACGGATTTACTGATATGCTTATAGTTGCTTTTGATTGTTCTATTAGTTTTTCTGTTGAATTAGTTTTGAGAAGTATTAGGTCATCATCTGTTTTTGTTAGAGTTGTAGAATCCAAACTTCCTGATAAATCAATACTGTAGTTTCTAAATTCAAAGGGAGGCCTAAGAACATTATTTTCTTTGTCAATAGAACAAGTATAATCCCATTTACTACAATCGGCTTTATCGTGTCCTCTAAATTGGTCTACAAATATACCTGCTTTGAACATTTCATAATCAACACCTTCTCGATACATTTGTTTTGCCATCATTTCTTTTTCTAACAAAGAAATAGATGCATAATGTTCAACATCTGTTATTTTCTTATCAAGTCTGCCAATATCTCTCATCGTATATCTTTGATGATTAATTTGGTTTACAATTACATCACTTGAATTGAAAGTGTATGGTGGAACAATCATAGAATACAAAGTCAAAGAATCCGACCTATCTGTTGGTGGCAAAGGAACTTCAGCAGGCCTACCTTCTAAAACTTGGAATGTAGAATTTTGACTTCCTAGTTGATTCGTCAATATAACTTTATCCACTCTAGGAAGATAATAATTATGTGCCATCTTCAATGAACCAGATATAATACTACATCCAGTTTCTTTTACTTTACGACTCGCACCAGGATAGGTATAACTCGGATGTGTATATCTAAAGTCCACACAACTGGAAAGGTTTGCCGGTAAAATTCTCCTTGTGCCACTAAGTTGTTCCATTGGAATTAAATCCATAGTGACTCCACCCTCCTCACCCTCCTCAAAATATGAATTGACAACAATTGGAGCAGGCCGGTCGTCCTTTTGACTTCTTTTAAAATAGTGTAAATGGAATTCAAGAGTTGGCCAAGTTACACCAGCACCGTGGTCACCGTTATAACCTGTTGCTTGTAATGTACCATCTTTGAGAATAGAAGCCGTTGTTGTTCCAGCATGTGCTTCAAACCATCCATTCCAGTGGCCGCAGCGGTTTGTATTATCGTGTAATGAAAATTCATGAGTCACATCAGATGTTACACCATAATCATTCATTACAATTTTAGAACAATGATGTATCATTGGTGTGCCTGAATAAATTCTTACAGTTCCATCGCCATATCCTTTTCGGACACATGGGTGGACCACTGGACCCGAGTCAGAGTCTTTCCACATATCTTTAATTACTGTTTTAGGAGTATACTCTAGTTTTGCAACTGTATCGCTATCAACTTTTTTGTCTACTACTTGGACTCTGGTGGAAAGTATATATTTGTCGCCGCTCTTGATTTCATCTTCGGCATTATCAGGGTAAAATTGCAAACTTCTCGTACTGTTTTTAGGCCTAATAGTCCAATCTTTTAAATCGATTACAACTGGTGGGTTTGTATCCTCGACCGAATCCGTCTTTTTTAATAAAATTATTTTTGCCTTTTCAGAACCACCTAAATTGTTGCCATCGTCCAAGATACCAAAGTTATAATTGATATCCGAACCAACGGGCCAAGTGCTGTTAATGTCAAATTGGAGTTTTCCGTTGACATTATCGCCGCCAGGCAGAACAAAGTTGTCCGAATCTGTTTCATCAATATTCCAAGACCAAGGGAATTGATATTCTAATTGGGTTACTTTACCAACTGCACTACCTTTATCGTTCCAGAACACTTCTCCATAATTTTCGTGGGCCCAGTTGGCAACTTTATTGTCCCTTTTTGCGCCCCATTCACTTTTCCCATTTACAATATTTGCAATTAGATGGTCTTTTGCAATGCCATCAGTTGTACTAAAACCAGCAAACTTCTCATCCGCAAAATCATTTGGGTTCGCAACACTTTCGCTATAAGTCCAGTTACTGGTCCTTCGTGTAATTCTTGTAGCCCGGTCTAAATGTTTGTGGTGCCTTCTTTCATCATCATCCCTATCCGATGCCCTTCGCCGGCCTATGCTTATCACATTCAACTTGTATACTTGTTCACCATCATCCGCATCCTCACCGTACTCGTCAACTTTTACTAACTCACCAACTCCAAAGTCGCCAGTGTCCGTGGACAGATTGGATGTGTATCGTGCTTTTTCTATATAAGTTGGGAAACCGTTTCCTACAAGACATGATTTTATTCCAATTCCCTTATCCCCAGTATCGGTGTAGTAGCACTCGTCATCGTTCAAAACATCGCCCGAACTTCCGTCCCATATTCTAAACCCCTGTATCCAATCGTTGTGTATATTTCTACCACCACATAATTTATCAAACCAAACACCAAAATCTTCACGCGCAGTTACATATATCCATATTCCGTTGTCGGCCGAATTTGGCTTATAAAGGTCTAATGTTTTTATATGGTCTTCGCCTCTTGCTTTACGAATATCAACAAATTCTGTTGCTTGTGTTTCAAATTCGTGTCCAAAAATGTATGCTTTGCCTGGTTCTAATGCACACGCAAGATAATCTTCACTTGCCGCAATTCCGCCAGCAGAAGTTTTTCCAGATGTATATGCACCATTATTTGTTCCATCATCTAGATGTTCTATGAGATGCATATTGAATGGTTTTACTGTATAGTTACCAGATTCATCATATGTCCTTCGTGCAAGGGTTTTTTCTAATTCATTATATTGAGTGTATATATTTTTATATGTAATTTTTCCTTCTCGGAATCGTAACAATTCAATAAGATTTTTGTATGTTGTTGCAATACCATCTACAACACCTGCTTGAGTGTGTACCAAACCTAATTCGATTTTATATCTGTCGGCGCCAGGTGCATTGTAATTATATGAACCCGCAGAAGGGTCTCTCAATGAAAAATCATCATGTGAATCGACTATCGTTTGTTTGATATCAAATCCAATTTTACTTGAGGGTGCAGGGAAATTTCTAACATCTGTTGCATCGGCAATACCAGTGAGTGCAAACGGAGAAATTGTCTGACTAGGGTTCTTTACAAAAGAACCATTGACATAATAGATGCCGGGGGTCACCGAAACAAGTTTTGCTTTTCCTGTAATTCCGTTTACATTTACTGCATCACCTTCCAAGGTAGAACCTGTGCCACCAATTGGTGCAGATATTTCATCACCAGATGCACCTGCGACCCAAGCAGTACCGCCTGCGGCACTTTCTAGATAAACTGTTGAACCTGAATTAAAATCTGACCCCTGAAGATAATCTATAAAGAATACAGCATAATCATCATTGTCTGAATATGATTTTTCTGCGTGAACAATTTTTGCTTTCGTAAGTTCACTTGGGGCATCAGATGGACCTTGATGTATGATATTTCCAATCCAATTGTCAAGATTTATACCCTGTGTAGTTCCAGTAACAGTTCCGACATAAGGAATCATTCTTATAAAACTAATATCGTTTGCAACAATTTCACTTCCGTAAACTCTGCTGCCTTCTTTGAATATGTGATTGCCAAATCTTTCTATTTGGTTCTGAAGAACTGTTTGAATTTGAGTAAGTTCTCTTGCTTGCACAGCATAACCCGGCTTGAAAAGAAGCCGGTGGAAATTTTTATCTTCATCAAAGTCGTCATAATAAGGACTGACATTGAAAAGTGTTGGGTCATAAGATGGCATAAATGAATTTACTCCTAGAAATTAGAATCCTAATAGGATTTTGAATTCTTCTTGTTGGTCAAAGGTTCTTGAAATAGGTCTTATATTCTGTATATATAACAATTCTCCAGAACCCATGTTCAATTCTGGAATTTGTATACTTGTAATTGTTTTGGTGGCATCAACAACACCCGATGTAGTAAAATCGCCCGAAAATCCATCGGCCGTGGATTCAAAAGTATTGAATACATTTGTAACATACATCTCTCCCGTACTGCCATCACCAACCATATTCCATTTAGAAACAGTTGCTGTCGCGGTTTCAGAGTCCGATTTTAATTGTTCTAGATTGCTGGCATTAGTAAATGTAGAAATATTCATGTCGCTGTCGCTGTCTGTAATTATAAATTTGTGCATAAGGTTATATGTTGGAATTCTATCATATAGTGAAAGTATTTCTGTTTGATTTCTTGCTCTTGCAATGTCTTGGGTGATGCCATACATTCTAAAATCTACTACTGAACTTGTGTCTGTAAAGGATTTTAGAAGTTCCCCGCCCTTATTTTCAAACAAAGTGATATTTGCTTCACTAGTGAAGCCAACAGATGACCCCGATGAGGAACGATTTACCCAAACTTCTCCTGTTTTACCAAAAGAACCAGTTACTAGTTTGACAAGTAATTCATTTTCATCAGAATTATATGATATTACAGTACCTTCAGCAGAATTGCCGTCTGCAAAATCTAAAGATTGTGTAACTATATCTGTCGGTTGAACATTGGCTTCAATACCAACATACGGACCATCTGTAAAAACATATCGAAGTTCGTCTGTTTTGCCTGTAGGAATATCGAATCCACCAACCATATCATCAATTTCCAATATTCCAATCTCTTGGCTTTCATTACCACCAACCTTTTTTCTCCAAGATTTTACTTGTGCAGTTGCCCTTGATTCTGAACCATAAACATAATCACCCTCTTTGAATGTTACTTCATCTTCTTCTTGGGCATAAATCCAACCAGTAGTGTTTCCGTGCGGGTGTGTCAATTCAAAGTTTATAGTTTTTGAAAATTCCGAACCTGCTATTTCATTATAATAAACACCGCCAGCAGATTTACCGCCAGCACTTATAGTAGCATCTTTTATAATTCCAAACTGTCGGAAATCATCACCTATTAGAAGGTCATTATCTTCTGTTCCGTCTATTTTTACCACTACCATAATTTTAGATGCATTGAAATCCACAATAGGATTCGCTCCATGCCCACCTTGCGGAGAAATGGACGGTATAATACCACAAGTAGTTCCCTCATTTGGAGGCGTTTTTATTTCTACTGATGCGTTTTTATAATTAGTTCCTCTGTTTATGGTCGTTGCTTCTTTAATAATGTCAGTTTCTGCGTCTGTTACCAATCGCATAGTCGCGTCATTTCCATCTCCACTAATAACTGCATGAGGATTTATTACATATTGTGTGACACCTTCTTTAAGTTTCACATCTAACGGAGAATCTAATTTTAACAAAGCACCATTATATGATGTAATTTGGTCGGTTATTTGTCGAAGTTGGCCTACTTCTGCTCCCTCACCACTGTGGAAATATATTGCATACCCTTCTCCAGTTTCTCCATCATACCATACCGCTTCATTTCCTGGCAAGGCCGAAGGCCAGCCAACCTTTACCCAACCAGAACCCGATAGATTAAAATCATCAGCATCAACACCTGAATATTCAGAGTCCGCGGCCTTTACCCTCGCGATATCATCATCGGTATCGTTCGATGAATATAATGACTTCACCAAACATGCGCTATCGGTTGACGAAGTTGAACTCGTATAAGTTGCACTATTATCGCCAGTCATTTCAAGATGTTCTATTGCACCTTCAACTGCGGCAACTTGAACATTATATTGTGGTAGAGTTTCGTCTACTTCTTTAGTAGTCACAAATTGACAAGGAATATATTCTTGGGTTAAAAATCTCTTTGAATCTTCAGTAACTTTGAACATAAACTTCCATTTATATAAATCGTTATCTGTAGTAAAAATAGAAGTGCTTGTTGCTGTAGGTTTAGAAGTTGATGCACTTCCATTATTATTGGAAATGCATTTATATACATTCATTTCATCTGTTAGAACATAAAAATCTTTTGTGCCGTCAAACAAGTCAACAGAATCATCATATTGGTCATATTTGGTGCCGGATTCCCAATCTATTCTGCGAAACACATGATACAAATCATCTGGTTCTAGAATTTTGGCAGCAATTGCGTTTCTCCAAGCACCGTGTCTTTCTGCAATTGAATTTGCGTTTGAAGGTGGAGAAACATCACTTCCTGATACTGGTTCGCCAGCAAAATCTTCACCCCAAGGCACACTTCTGCCAAAGAACAACAGGAAAGAATTACCAGAAGTTGCACCAAAACTTTGTTTCAGTTCTTCTGCATAAAATCTAGAAAAAGGATATTGAAATGCATTCGTTGCCATACTACTATGTATTCCTATTTTTAATTATATTCTTGACTATATTCATGATTTTCACCAGTAGTTCCATAATATGGGTCAGTTGTTTCGCCGGGGTCAGAATGGAAATGATATCCCATAGGCATATGGAAAAATTGTGCTAGGTAAACAATACCCATTGAACATCCGTGGCCGGTTGAACCCATATTACGAATCGGCCAATCTTGGTATGCTGGAACTGTTTTCGTTATACCATATATTCCTCTAACATTTGGATGATTGTGCATAGGAAAACCGCCCGTACCAAATCCAAGTTCTATTGACATTGTATATCCGTCTGTGCCGGTACTTCCTATTGGACTGTCTTGACTGTTGTGTGCTGTATTACCACCATCTAATACTGTTCCTCTACCATCAAATATAGCATTTCCATTTGCATCACTAGAAACACCCGCAGTACATTGTGGAGATGTTAGAACATCATCATTTGTAAACCCTCCAGTAATATTCATAAGATATAAAATGCCACTGGTTGTACCCTTTACAGTCCATTCAAAAACTTCTGCTGTCGCACCAGAAACTGACCCAGTTACTGCATTTCCCCAAGCAAATGAATCAGAATCTAAACCTGTACCTGAAATAAGAATTTTACCACCAGACAATCCCCAGTTGTGGTCACGACCAGTTGAGCCAGGATTGAATCCTTTTGGATAATTATCTCCTGGATAGGCGCCACCCCCAGTATTACCTGTACTGTTTGGATGTGCTAATGCATTGCCAGTTGATTTGAACATATATGGTGTATAATGACCTACTACAGGGTTTTCATATGCCTGAAATTCTGAATGGGACGGCAAATCACTTTCCATTGATGCGAACAAAGAAATATCACCAAACACTTTTGTGCCAGCAGGATGAATTAATTTCTTTATTGTGTTTCGGAAGTTTTCTAAGGATACTTCACTTTTTATTACATAAGAAAAATCCTGATAATAATCACCATCTTGTAATTTTTTATTTGAACTGAGCATTCCAGAATTGTCTGTGAAATAACCAGGATATTCAACCAACGCGGCAGTTTTCATTTTGCCACTTGCATCTGCACCAGAGGTTGATATAAACTGTAATTCTATATCTCCTCTAAAATTAACACCAAAATTTTGAACCTCTACATTTTTTATAGAACCATTTGGTCCTAATGCAGTAACCATTGCTTCACCACCAACCGACCCTGCTTGTTGTGTTTTAAGTTTTATCACATCACCAACATTATAGTCTTGGCCACCATCTGTTATTTCAATGCTTGAAAATGTTCCATATACTAATTCTTTTAATACTGTTCCATCTTCAAGTGCCGTTTCTACCTCTGCATTTGTACCATATCTAAAAGTACCCACAATATCATCTATAAAAACTTCAGTTATTTCATATTGTCCCTCTTGATACAAAATAACTTTATTCACATTAGCATAGGCAACCACACTACCACTGATGGGGTCTTTCTGTACAATTGTCCTTGTGGCCATATGCACATTTGATGTACCGTTAGATGATGTGAGTTTTAGTGTTTTGTTTTCTACCCATCGACCATCGGATATTTTTAGAATATCACTTTTAGGATAATATAATTCTACATCACTGTCATATAATACACGAAATAAAAATTGATATGTTTTCTCTGAACCTTTTGCTTTATAAAATTCTCTAATATTTTTTATCAAGGTTCTATCGTTGACTCTATCCCCATCTCTAGTCACAGTAAGAGTCGCAGGAAAATTTACCAAATATTTACTTTTGAAATAATCTAAATATTCATCAAGAGTATCATCCACATCTGAAAGTTCTTGTAAAAATTGTGTTCGGCCGTATGGGTTTGATTTATTTTCTAACCATTCATAGTATGCTTCAAGAAATGTAACAAATTTTGGATGGTTCTCAGTTACAAAATCTGGTAATTGAGATTTGACAAAAATAGATAAACCATTTTCGTTTACATCAGCAGTTCCCAGATACGATAAATCTGGAATCGGCGGAGCCTCAGGAACTTGCGGTGGTCGTAGTAGAGTGGTTAACATAATATATTATACATTAGTATCCTGTTCTAGAATTAGAATATGATTTTTTACCAATAGCATTTACTGTTGCTGAACTCGCATCCAACCAATCATAATATAAAATTATATTTCTGTCAACAGTAAGACTTTTATCTTTCGGTGTGACAGTAAATCGTAAAGTGACATAATTGTCTGCAAGAGAAACTGGATAAAATTGTTTTAGTGATATAATACCCTTTTCGTAATCGATTTGACCCACATTTTTATTTACATATACCTTTTCGCCATCTACTATTTTAAACATCCGAACCAATCCTGAACCGTCATCATCCAACTGACATCTAATATTTGTGATACCATCAGTGTCTTTATAGATGAATGGTGTTGTAGATAATATCGGCATATGTCCATCATGGGGATGATGTATAGAATTATAAAAATTTATATCATAATTTGTAACACTGAACAGAGAGGGTTGTATTCGTCTTTCCATTTTTATATTAACATCTGTTCCGATTATAGAATTTGAAAGTTTGTCAATTTCTGCTACAAATTTAGAATATCTAAAAGATTGTTCAAAACTTCCTAAATTATTTCCCGACCAATCTTTTATTTTTGATTTTATAAGTGAATTCATCATTGCGTTACTTCTTGTTTCTTGTTCAATATTATAATGTACAGTCGCATCATATTTCACATAAAGATATTCAGGGTCAACAATTTCTGGAGATATAGAAACCATATTCTTTTTCTTTAATATGGTGTTTGTTAAATATTTCTTTTCTTCCTGTGTTAGCAAAAATCCACTTTTAGGTTTTATGCAAACAAATGCCTTGCCATATTGTGGAGGGTCTTCATCTTCACCTCCCCACACATAAACAGATTCAGCAGTAGAATACTCTCTATTGATAATTGTTTTATAATCTTCTGCGGTTACTGCTCTATCTTGTGATTGATATGCTCGCGGCGCATAATATTTAATATTCTCTATGGTTTCTTTATCTCCACCACCATCTGCTGGCGATACAACTTCAACAACTGGAACTGGATCCAAAGTGGGAGCAGTAAATGTTCTATTGGAAGGAGAATCTCTAAATCCCATTGCGTTTGCATCTGTTCCGTTGGTTACAAGATATGTTACTGTTATCATATTTGCATCTGCAATTGATTGTCCGACAACATCATCGCCAAAATATACTTCATAATATCCGTTCTTTACTTCTTGTATCCAATATGCTTTGGTTGTTTGACTAATCTCATTAATGTCAGATGAGCGAGTCCAAGTATCATCCCTTCCATCAATATTAGTTACAGATTTTTGAACATTTACGGTAACATGATTTATATCAATTCCAAGTTGAGGAATTATATACCTTACGGGATTATTGACATCTTTCACAAAAGTCATTGCTCGTAAACTTCCTTCATATATTGGAATGCCCGATGCTGTATATGTTGTCGAATCTACAGAATGTGCTTCGGTGGTTATAAAATTAAATGTTTCATCTCCATTTCTTCCAACAAATATTGTTCCCAATGGAATACTTGATACACTACTGTCTGGAAATATAACATTGACTAATGCTTTTGGCGCCTTCTTTGATGCAGGAACATACCCAACTGCTTTTGCATGAGAAACGACAGAATCACGAACAACGGAACTGTCTAAAAACATTTCATTCGCTACCATATTTGCATAAAACGCAGAATAATGAGTATTATATGCCAAGACATCTATGAGGGTAGACATTGCCGAACCATCAAAATTATAATCTTTGAATTCGTGTTTAGACCCTATAAACTGTTTTATGCTATTTTTGATTCCATCGAAATCAATGTCTGTAAGAGTTATGTTTGCATCTGCTGTTGCTGCCATTTATCTTGTCCTTTTCAATATGATATCGGTTGATACAAAATCATTTGTGCTTTTGACTAAATATTGTATGGTGACCGTAAGATAATTTTTATCCTCTTTTGCCACCACAAGAACATCCACCACATTTATTCTTGGTTCGTGTTGTTGTAACACATCCTTAACATGTGACCTAAGTTGAACCGCTAATGCTGGAGTCATCAACTCAAACAGCATTCTCCTAACTTTACCGTTAATTTCTGGTTGAAATAACCTTTCAAATCTATTGGTTTGAACTAAATTCCTAACGGATTGTGACACGGCCGCGACATCTTTTTTGAGTATTAAATTACCAGTTTGGGGGTGTGCCTCGAAGTCAAAATCAAAATCACTATATCTGCTTTCTTTTATTTTTTTTGTGTCGTATGCCATATAATTATGTATGCTCTATTTTTTCTTTTTTGACATTATTTGGTGACCTAATTGTACTTCTATCAATACTCTGGCATCTTCTAATTCTTTGGAAATAATATCTTCATCGATAGTGTCTGTTTTATTCCAACTACACCATTGACACATCACATATCCAACTATATTATTTTTCATTTTCACAGGAAGCATCGAAAATGCAATAGTATTTGTGTTTTGATAATAGTTCTTACACCAAGATTCCTCCAGTTCTTCTGTAATGTGTATGGTCGGTTCGTCTGATTTTAAAAGTCCTAGTCCTGCAACACACATAGTAATTGGAATATCTTGTTTGGTTGGCATTTCTGAAGAAACACCTCTGGTTAGTGATTCGTGGGTTAATGACATCTTTTTCATAGAAATGCCATCTATGAATTCTCCACCATTATGAAATTGTACTAATTGGGTTCTGGCAGAATCTGTTTGTATTCTAAGTTCTGTAAGTGTTTCATGTATCGCAGAGTGAATATCCCAAGAAAAATCTTCTGGAAAGTCTGGTCTAGTTTTCCATACAAAACCACAACTTTTGGCATAACCTTTTCTTATAAAGTATATTGCGCCGGTTATAACACCTGCAAGAACAATACCCACATCAATTGCGATGCTCCAAATTTCCATACTTTTACCCTTTATTTCTTAGTCCGTTTCTTGTTATATGTATAAAAACCTACACCATCTATCCATTGGCAAACACATTTCCACTTCCTGTGGCACACGCAGAACCACAACAAACTGGGTCGCCAATTCTTGCTGCCTGAAGATTGTTCACATAAACATTTGGACTACCGGCACAAAGATTTGAACCATGACAGGGAGGCCCGCAACAGTGTGCTTGCCAAGAGTCTGTATCTCTGTGCCATCCCTTATTGTTTACAATAACATTTCCCGACCAAGACGAATTTGGTCTTGATGGATAACATCCATGCCCTGTACATATATCTTGTTGTCTATGGGCTGCCGGCATCTAAATCAATCTCCTCTCCAACCACAGGACTACTTTTTCCTTCTTTCAATGTTCCAATAAGTTCCTCTGGAGTATCACTACCAAAATGTCCTTTCTCTTTCATTTCTTTTAGCCATTCTTTTCCAAAATTGGCCACTAAAAATTCATCTCGTTTTTCACTGTGGGTATTGTGGTAATATTTACTTTGATATGTTACTGGTTTAAATTCCATCAAAACAATCCTCCATCTACTTCTGCATTCTTATCTTCTATTAGTAAGAAGGAAGATGGATAATTTGAAGGATGTTTTGCTTTTACATCTTGAATTACTTTGTATGTTTTGCCTGCCCATGTTACAATATCATCTTTGTAATATTGTTTGATTTTATTATCCGTATCTCTCATTTTCCACGGACCGTTGTATGGTTGTGTAGGCCTTTTACTCGCAGGACTAACTACACCAGGACTGTCATGGCCTGGAACTTTGGTGTGGCCTGAAATACTTTCTAAAATTATTGCTATTGGATCAGTGTCTTTGTCTGCTTTTGCTCTTTTTGATAATTCAATTTGAATTTCATTATTTGATTTCATAAACTCCTCAGGCACAGTAAGGATACCTTTTCCTGGCTCAATTACAACACCACCACCATCATCATCACCACCACAAAGATGATTACAACTCATTGGAACTTGTGGTTCTTG